CCAATAAGTGATGGCGCACCCTTGAGTAATGTTTGATAAATTCTATCTGTGTGATTTGACCGGACAATATCGGTCGTGCCTAGATCGTAAAGGATCTCTTGGCCTAGTTTTCTTTCCTCATCTAATGTTTCGGCAAACTCTAACTTCGTGCCTTTTGCCCAACGCGATTGTGAGCCTAGATCCATTTCATCACCAACATTTAAGACAAAATCAAACTTTTCGTGCTTGACCATCTTAATCAAGTTGGCAACTGCTTTTGGATGGTGTAGTGGAATTTGCAAATCTGGGGTTACTAGATACCTTCGATTAGTTTTAATCGTCATCCTCATCTGGAGTTGGGATAGTTGGGATTATTCCTTTGTCGCCTACGATCCAGTCGGGCATTGATTCAGGATTATCCATTAGGTAAAGCGCACAGGATTCATTAAATCCAGCCTTGCGTGCAGCTCTAAACATTTCATGCTTTGCAATATAGAATTGATCTAGTTTTGATAATGGTTCAGGAGTTTGGCGAACTACTCTCCGATTAACCTTTTTGCGTGGTGTGCGTTTTCGTGTGTTCGCCATAGCAGAAATTATCGCTTACTAATTAAGACGAACAGATCATCAACACGCTGTTCAAGTCTAGTAATTTGATCCTTGATCGAACTTCCAGAATTTGGCTTCAATTCTTGTAAATAAGATTTAATAACCCAGCGCAGACCCAGCAATAAACTTGTTGATACGGCGCTTACGCCAACGGCTATGCCAACCCATTCGTTTGCGGTCATGACGCATTAATTCCATAATCCGCTTCGCTCCCTGATTTTGGATCTAACGCTTTGGCAATAGGCGCAACAATTGCACCAAGCATAGTTGCATAGGCTGGATGAATGTCAGCCACTATTGCTAGGGCAACTGTAATTCCACTAGCTGCCACAGCTCTTAAATATGACTTAATTGCTGCTTTGTGTTTTTTAGATAGTTTCATTAATTGCCTTTCAGTAGTGGGATGTCGAACTTCTTGCCATTTTGATTTGGTTTGAAAGAAATATGTATGTGCTTATGATGGGGATTAATTCCGGTATATTTTCTAAATTTCCATAATGATCTAGCACTAGCAATTTTGCCAGCGTGAATTACATAATAAATACGCTTATCCTTTTTTGCTGCGAGTCGAACCTGATCTGCCAAATCGAAACTAAGCCCTTCTTGGTCAGATAGGCGAGCGTCAATGTCGATGGCACATACTTCACCCTGTTCATTTGGGTTGTGCTGACTGACTCTGGCTGAATGGCGAGCATCACCAATCCATCCATCAAGTGTGCGCTCGCGATCAGGGAAGCAGTCATTTACCTGATCCCTAAAAGTTTCAGCAGCTTTAGATAACCAAGGCTTCATTAGCCAAGTATCAATTTTGCTTCATCAGCAGTTAAACCTAAGCGATCAAGAATTGCTTGCTTGGTTGCTGACTTCGCTTCGGCTTCGGCTTTTTCTGCGATAGCAGTATCTGCATCAATTTTCATTTGAGCAATTTCCTCAGCTGTTGCATCTCTAACAATTTCTTCGCCAGTTTCAGCATTAACAATTTTTACCTGTGGTTTAGATTTTGTCATTAGTTTACTCCGTATAGTAGGACTGTGCCTGATGTAAGTGTTCCAAAATCTGGAAAAAGAACTATACTTGTAATTGCAGTATTTTGATTATACATTCCCCACATAATGTAACGATAAATGGCTGCTGTATTATCTCTATCCGTTGTTAATCCAATTCCGTTAAATGCTTGGAATGTTGTAGAATCTGCATAGTCTGGGATAAACACTTGCATTACGCCATCACTTACTGTGTTATTACCATTATCCATGCATTTAAAACCTGTTGAAGTAAAAGTAATTGTGTTCGCATCGGTTGTAGTTCCAAATAAATATCGAGTTCCACTATCTCCATTTAACCTAAATCTTAATGTTGCACCACTATCTGATGGTAAAAACTTTCTGACCAATATGTAAAGATTTTTGTAAGTCTGTGGAATTGATGAAAGTGTTATTGATGAACCTGATAATGTTGTTGTGCTAATCAAGGTCAGACCACCACCAGGAGCAGGAGTAGCCCACTCGGGAGCAGTTGCACCAGAATTTACTTGTAATATCTGACCAGCAGTTCCAAGTCCTAATCTAGTTTTAACATTAGCGGTTGATGAACGATAAGCAAGATCGCCAAGAGTTGTTTCTGGATTTAAGTTCTTTGTTGTTGTATCAATAGATGAACCAAGTGTGCGAATAGCAGCTGCGCCATCTTTGACCAACGCGGTATCGTCCGGTGTCGTCCAGCTGTAATTAGTAGTGGTTGCCATTTTATCCTTTTCCTATGCGACTATTGTAGCGTACTCCCAAGTCAAACTTGGGTCGATTGTGTTCCATGCCTCTGTGGCTGGGGTTGTATTCCAACGCATCGCCACTTGGCTAAATGCGACTGGGGAAACATTTATGGTGAGAAACAGTTCATTGAATCTAGTGCTCCACGACCATCCCTCAACATAACCTTGAAATGTGCCACCTGATATTTGGGTTGGCAAGTTTCTAAGATCAATTGGCATTCCCATAAATACACCCAATAAATCATCACGATCGCCATTATCAATTTCAGGGTTTGTTATTGGAAAGGTTATCGATTGGAATGCTGGCTGTGGGTAGGCTCTTTGATCAATATAGCGATCAGCAATAGCTTGAGCATCAACAGCACCCTGAACCCTAGAATTTATGCTTTCGGCTTTGTAACCATAAAGAGCAATTGAAGTGGCATCTGTAGCTGTAACCTGTGAATTGTAATTGTTGCCATAATTTATGTATATGTCATTTCTAACATCTGATGATCTCATGACAGTTGATAATCCAGCACCTAAAGCATGACCAGCATCTAATTCAACATAACCATTAGTTAATAGATAATTCTGCCTGTGGTCTGCATCTGCATACCCAATATCTCCATTATTGGCTTCATAAATATAACCAAATGCTGAGTTTGCAATATCTGAAATAACATTGTAAATGGTATTAACTGTTTGAGATTGAGCGGTCATAGTATAAAGACCAGGCTGATCAATTTCGCCAAGTCCTAAGTTTTGAGCATTTTCCCAAGTTTCGGTTGGATCATAAGTTGACCATTGGGAAGCTGCTGGAACATCATTCCAAGTTCCAAGTAATACGCTAGAAAGAATCTCATAAATTTGGTTGCCATCCTCATCTTGAGAAATGTTGTCATCCCAAATTTCTTTTGCTAACTTAACTAATGAACCCATAACAATAAGTGTGTATTGAACAACTGTTGCAGCTGATCCAGTAGCACCGACCTCAACAGTCACATCGGTAATGTCGCCACCAAATAAACTTACATAAGATCCGGTTGAGTCTTTTATTTGTAAGTCAAAAGAATCATTAATATCAAAAGGTAAGGTTTGACCATTTAATGCAATTAAAGTTATTGAGCAATATGATGGTGATGGCTGTTGGTAAATATCTGTGCGACCTGCTTCATGCTGAATGTCGCTTATTGCTATGTCAGTATAATCAACCCCACCGACAGTTAGTTTCCAGTCAGGTGTAAAAGCACTCATTGAAGTCTAATACCATTACCAGTAAATAATGGCACGCTTCGAGCAGCTGATTGATTAACTACCTTTGCAACGGCTCTTGCAGCACCTTCGCCATCCACAGCATTAACAGTTATGTTTGTTATTTGACCCATACCGCCACCGCCAAAATTGCCAGTTGAACTAGGTACTTTAGGTAATGATGATCTACTAGCTGATGGTGCTGGATTAGGTAATGAACCCACATTAACACCAGGAATGATATTTACAACTCTGATTAACTCATTGGCTAAAGATACGACTAAGCCAATTGCCTCACGCAAGAATGTAATAAATCCTGAAATGATTCCAGCCACGACACTAATTGCTCTACCAAAAGATTCTGCATTTCTTTGAGTTTCGGTAAATCCTTGATTTAATCCACCTGCTCCAGTTAATCCTGCAATAAAAGCATTTAGGCTTGGGATGCCAGTTTCATTTAAGAATCCAATAAACTTTTCAATCTCAGGTAATAAGGCTGTGCCAAGTGATTCTTTAGCTTCATCAAATCCTACTTTTAAGCGATCGATCTTTCCTTGAAAGGTTTCGGCATTTGTAGCTGCTGCGCCACCATAAAGATCAGCAAGTTTCTGTTGAACCTCAGTAAATGTAAGGGTTGATAATTCAGCCTTTGATAAGCCAAGACCTAATCTACCAAGTGAAGTAACATTTCCATCCTGTGCTCTACCTAAAGCATTAGTAACAGTTTCTAAATCTTTACCTGATGCTTTGCTAATATCTAAAGCAAGGGTTAATAACTTTTGTGCTTCCTCAGTTGATTTTGTAGATACCGCCAATCTCTGTAATGCCGGTCTTAATTGGTCATCGGCAACGCCAGTTGCAAGGCTAGTCTGAAGGATCATGTCCTCAGTTGCCGCTATTTGGGCATCTGTTGCCCCTGTGGCCTGTCTTAGAGCGTTGGCTAACCTCAACTGTGCCTGCTCATCCTCTATCGCACTCTTGACCCCATCAATGGCTAATTTGCTGGCATAGGCAACGGCAGCAGCAGCAGCTACCGCAAATGCAGCAGCAGCCTTCTTTCCAAAATCTGCAATTCGACTTGAGTTAGTTTCGACAGCCTTGTCGGCTTCGCCTAACTTCTTTTTTAGATCATCAACATCGGCGAGGATTGATAACTTTAAAGTTCTATTACCGGTTGCCATTAGATCCATTCCTTAATGATGCGATTAAAACTTTCTTCCCACTTGTTAATCAATTCAGGCTGAATTCTGCGAAGGGTTGGATAAATGAACCATCCGCGAGATCCACGACCTGACCGCCCAGAATATGCAGGGAAC